TAACTAAAACCACCAGGATACTTAGTAGTCATGTAGTTTAGTATGTTACCTGCTATAGCAGATGCTTGACCGAGTAGAGTTTGAGTAGCACCATAAAGTTGTGCGTTAGTAATTAGATATCCGGACAAGTTTGGATATGTTGGCTGTAGTGCTGTATTGCTACCTATAATTGGTTCGACAGTTCCGGTAAACAATGTAGTAATTGCACCAGTAGCCAAGGCATTCGGTGTATCGAATGGATTTATCGCACTGCTAAATGTCTGTGCTAGTGTAGCACCTGCTTGAAGCGTAACAGGATTACTACTTGAAACACGTACAACTGTAATTAACAGACGACTGACTACTGTATTAGTACCACCGTACCAATATGATTGTTCTGTTCCGCCTCTGACAAAGTTAAGCAATATCTGATTAGAAGCATTCAGCGTAGCTACGTTGCTATTTGTAGATACAGTACTAGCACATATATCATAAGCGATAGCTTCACACAGGTAAATTACACTTTGTTTAAATTGTGTTATACCTTCTGCTGGAACAAATCCGGGATGGTTGTTAGTAGCATAAAGATATGCATCTTCTGCTAAGAACTGTAAGTTAGCTATAATGCCGGCTGCCGCTAGGTTGTATCCTGGTACGGTAACCGAAGGCATTGTAGGGTTAGGTCGGTTGTATATAGTCGCTGTACTAGTAGCTGTTAAAGGTGCTAATGTTATTGCTGCCGCACCTAGACCGTATGTATGACTAATAGTAAATGTGTTAGCGACTGAGTTTATAGCTAATACATAGTAAGTCGAATCGGCAGTGCCGGCAATATTTACACTACCACCCCAGTTACTAGCAAATGTAATAGGTTGACCGACATATAGATTATAAACGTTATATGTTGAAAACGCAGTAGTGCTAGTACCAGTTAGTGTTATTGTAGCTGTGCCTGTTTGCGTCGTAGCGTTAAGAGGAGGGCCATACGTTAATATTTGATTTATAGTGCCAAAAAGTGTGTTTACGCTAGAAGTTAAGGATGCATTATTAATAATCGAAAACTGATTATTGATATTTGTACTAGCTGCCTGACTCCAACTAGTTATGTTAAATTGTTGTACATAATTAAACACGGTACCACTAGTTGGTGTAACTGGTGTCACTAGTGAATAGGTTGTAACAGCTATAGCTTCGGTGCTACTGCTAATGATACTTTGTATTGTTGTGATATTAGCAATAATAGAATTAAACAGTGTGTCACCTAGAGTTACTTGATTTAATGTTTGATTGATATATTGGGGTACTGTAGTTTGATAGACAATAGTAGTCCCGCTACCTAGTGCTGTATTAGTGATTACATTTTGTACTAGAGTTTTTAAATAGATCACAGCCGCTACAGTAGCATCTTTTTCCTGATCCTGGAATGTATTAACATTATAACTAGCGGCCCAATATTGTAAACCGGCATAGATACTTTGACTATTACCGCCATAGACTATGTCATAAACTAATGACCAGATGATAAGTTTTACATCTCGTTGGCAAGTAGTCTTGCTATAGTTTAGTGATGGGTATTTACTAGTTAGATACGCTATTATTTCTGCTTGTATAAATGCCACATTGTTTAGTAACAATGATTTGGCATTCGTCTGTTCAGTAGTTGTCGAACTAGTAGAAGGGTATGTCGGTGTCGATGATGTACTAGTTAAGATAATATTTTCTAAATTTGTAAAAAACGGATTTAACAGTGCAGGTTGGCCGGCCTGCGACCCTATAGTTGCTAGTATCGTAGACTTTAGTTGGTCCAATGCATAGTTCATTTCAGTAGCAGTGATACCGATACCATAGTTTTTAAAATTCAATCCTGCTAAGGTAGTTTGGAAATTTGAACCAAGTAGTAGGTCGTATTCTAATGCTGTAATGATTTGATTAAAATATTGGGTTAGTAAACTTGTACTGTAAGAATATGTAGCTATCTGCGTTTGTATCTGATTGATAGCATCTTTAACCTGCGCTAGTTGATTAGTTACAATATTTTGATTAATTGATGACAGATTAAACAAACTAGTAGCATTAGCTATACTGTTATAGTTTGACCCTAGGATAACGTCGTAGCCTATGCCCTGAGCTATATTAAACAGTATGTCGTAGAATCCGGTATTGCTAAACTGTGTTACATATTTTTGGTTAATGTAGGCAATAGTTTCTGTTTGTATAAATGTCTTGTTAAGACTTAGTATACTTTGTGCTTGAATGTATACAGGATTAGTATTATTGCCACTGGCCCCTAGGCCAACTGAATAGACAACTGATTGGCTTTGGACAGCATTTTGTGTATAGGTAATCGTTTGACGATAAGGTCCTGGCTCTAATTGGCTTAGAGCTATTAGACTATCAGCTTGTAGACAAGCGGCAGCGACAGACTTGTAGGCGTATTGCCATGCTCGGCCATTGCGTCCTGTAGGAGTTAATGCTTGTGTATCGTCACCTGTAGTCGATACATATAGATTAATACTGCTATAGTAGGTATTATTATCAACATAGTATTTGGTAGCGGCTTGTAGATCTGAACTAGACTTAGGAGTACCATATCCTGCAAGCGGGCTCGGATGATCATATAAAGATAATGCACCGGTCATTGTATCACCACCGCGATACACTGAATCCTTACGTTGCATTACTTCAGTACTTAGATAGTTACTGGTTAGACTAGAATTGTAATCTGCATCTATTGCAGTACCTGTTCCTGAGCCAACTCCCGTAGCGGTAAATGTTAGACCGACAGTATTACTAGTAGCGCCAATTAGCGTAAAATCAGTAGTTCCTAATGTTACAATCGTGTATGTGTAATCTTTACTAAATGATCCTGCGGTAACAGCACTAGTAGGAACTAGAGGTTGTGAACGTGATTTAATAGCGGCAGATACTGAATACGTACCTGCAATCTTAGCAGTGCTAGTTTGACCAACGTTGGTAAAATTATTACCGGTAGCCGCGATAAATTGCTCAACACCGTAGTTAACAGTAACCGGTAGTCTTCCTAATGTTGTAGGAGAACCGGAATAAAAATTATTAAATGCAGTAACTAATGATGCACTAGGATCTTTTAAATTACCGATCGTATATAACGAAACAGCATTCATGTATTGATTCAATGTAGGGCTAGGATCGTTAATTAATCGAGATGCTGTAGTTTTAAGATCAATACCGCTGGTTGTAAATGTAATAGTAATATTACCATCACTATTAGTAAGCGTTCTTGCGGCTAATGCAGTTCCGGTAGCATTACCGGTGATGATTTGATTAGCAGTATATGTAGTACCATCACTAAGGCCACCAAATCCTAGTTTGCCCCCAAGGCCAAAAATTGCATAAAGCTCGCTAAAGTTAGCATTGACTTTATTAAACGATTGGCGAATACTGTCACCAGTACCGTCGTTGCCCTGAATACCTGTATTGATTACTTGTTGTGTCATTTATTAAACTCCGAAACTGCTACCGCAGCCGCATGTGGTTGTTGCGTTTGGATTCTTTATAGTAAAACTACTACCCATTACTTCTTCTTTATAATCTATCTCAGCACCTGTAAGATAGTTCATACTCATTGCATCTACTAATACTCTAAATCCTTCTAAGGGGATTTCGAAATCATCTTCATTCATTTCTTCGTCGAGGGTAAAACCATAACTAAAACCAGAGCATCCGCCGCCTTGGACAAATGTACGTAATGCTAGTTTAGGATTATTTTCTTCAAGTAAAATATCCTTGATTTTATCTTTTGCTGACTCAGAAATAGTGATCATATTAGCCCTTGTTCTAATATTTAGCTTAGGATTTTATAACCTTAATGTAAATACAGTTATGTATATCAGAACAGAACAAAGAAAAAACCACTATGTAAGAACCAGTAACCGCGGTATTACTCATACCTATGTGCGTGAAAAGCAAGTGCTGGTGTTTCGATGTGACTGTTGTCAAGAAGTGTTCACACGTGATAAGGGTCGCATGGACCCTAATCGTTTAACTAATAATGTTTACCACGTTTGCGGCGAGTGTGATGCTAAGAAGTTTGCCCAAATGAAGGGTGTTGAAGCTAGAAAAGTATGGAGTATGCCTGCTAGTAGTCTTAAGACGATAGACCAACTCTAGAACTGATGATATTCCAGTTGATAATTTTCCATTGATTAGCTAGGTAACCTTTTTTATCAGATTGATAGTCTAAGGCCCAGGCGTGTTCCCACCAGTCAACTAGCAAGACAATGTCCATTTTAATTTGATGGTTTTTGATAGTTTTAATAGTACCGTCACTTGATAGATAAACCCAACCCGATCCTTGTATTTTCATAGCTTCTTTTTCAAACGAGCTTTTAAAATTATCAAAACTTTTGAAATATTTGTTGATAAAATTTTCAGCAATGTTTGTAGGTTGGTTTGATGCTTGGGGTGCTTGGTACTGAGTGAATAGTATATGGTGTAAAAATGCACCTGCTTCGTTAAAATCAGCGTCGCCTTCACCGTTGTTAAAACGATCAACATAGCCCTTGTACAGTTTGCCGTAGTGATAGCGCATGGTATCTTCAGATATAGCGGGTTCCAATTCGTCCTTTTTATAAGGAAGTATTGCCTGCTCTAAAGTTTTAGGGCTTTTACCCTCGTTTAGACTAACATATCTAATAAAGTTGTACATAATGATATTTATTATAAATATTCGACTAGGAGATTTAACTATGTTACATCACATTAAAAAACTATTTGGTATTAAGCCTAAAGCAGTAGAAGCAGAAGTTCCCTATAAAGTGGAAACTCCTGCACCTACAGCAGTTGCTGAACAAGCTACACAAGCAGTTGTAGAATCTATTGCACCAGCTAAGAAAAAGCCAGCGGCTAAGAAAGCACCAGCTGTTAAAAAGCCACGTGCTCCACGTAAGCCTAAAGCAGTTTAAGTAGTTTAGCTTGCTCGTATAGAGCAAAGCTAGCCAAGTTCTTACCCTTAGATTCGCACATAATATCGTGTGTTTCTAAAAAGCTCAAGGCCCATTCACTAACTTTTGTATTCCAGTAAAAGTCAGAGTGGGCTCTGAGCTTTTGCTTTTTGTAACCGTCTAAAAGAAGCTGTTTATGGTCTGGTGGAACCATTGGATCGTGTCCAACAAGATAGTCTTCTCTTGATATGGAGTAGTGCATAGTAGGACGAAGGCCACGCCAGCTGTCAACAACCCGTGTAACTCGGGCATCGCTAGGATCTAAGTAACTCCCTTCTCGAATCCAAAAATGATGGACGTCAAGAACAATAGGTATAATATCGCTAATAGTGAGACAATCATCTAGACCCCATGAGTTTTCTTCGTTTTCGATAGTAATACAGTTACGAGCTTCGGGTGTTAGTTTTCCGTAGGCTCGTCTGATACCTTCGGGACCTTGTTTACCTGATATGTGTACATTGATTTTAAAGTCTTGAAACGACTTTCCATAGCCCATCCAGCGGGCCATGTCTGTGTGATATTCGAACTCTGCGATTGAGCGTTCGACAATGCCTGGGTTATCGCTTGCCAGGACAGTAAACTGCCCAGGATGCATAGACAACCGAACATTGCTATTGCGAGCAAGATCGCCCACTCTTTTAAACGCGGTTTCGGCGTATGAAACCACGTCAGGTTTACGCCAATAATCAGCAAAGTCAGCGTGAGTATAAACAGGGAGAATGTCACTGCTAATCCTAACCATCCTAAGATGAGGGTCAAGTGTGCTGACACGTTCTACCAACTTTCGAGTTGCCTCGATATTGCCTACCATTAGGTCCCATAATCTTTGCTCCGCGACTTCTCTTGATTGTCTATTTAACCAAGCTACAGTAGTTGTTCCGGTATTATATTGTTTAGCATCGTCATTTTTATCGATACCGTCGACCTGATGAGGAGAGTCAATCCATTTACATGCGAAGCCTATACGTTTCATTACCAATGCCTTATGACGCCTGCGATTATAAAAAAGTTTGTTATACAGTATATTAACACAATTACGGTACGAATGCAAGCAATTCGATCCGCTTCTGCGTCCGAACTACCCGATTTTTCTCCTAGGGCCTTAGCCCAGATACGCCAAATATGTTTCATGATAACCAATATTTGATTATACCCACGATATACATAATACAAACAACTGCTTCTACAATTATCAAGGACCATTTACGCCAAACAATTCCAACTACTAACCAAAGTAAATTGGTTAGTAGACTTAGGTATAGGTATTCAGGATAGTAGTTAAGTGAAGTTAGTGCTACTGAACATAGGAATGATGCAGTAGCAATCCATTCAATATAAGGTTTAACCTTCGTAAATAGCTGAATTAGCACCGTGTTCTGCACATTCTACCCTTACGCAATAGCAACGATTGTCAGTCTTTTCTCTGATTAAAGCGTCAGCAAAGTTGAAAGCATGTTCGGCAAACTTCTCTGCACCAACACCGTCAAAGATTCTAATCTCTGCTAGATCCAATGCTTCTAGTTCTTGGAACTTGGCTAAGTGTGGATCTGCTTGATCCAAAGCCAACTTGTGATCAAAGTGATCTTCTAACCACGCTTTGAGCGGTTTGAGTCCGCCGAAGTCTACTGCCCAGTTCTTGTTGTCTAATGTGTCACAGCCAAATGTGAATGTAAATGCTAGACTGTAACCATGTAGTAGATGACAGTGACTGTGATCTGCATTGGGCTGTCTAAATACAGCACTGAGTCCAATGTTATGTCCGTAGTGTTTTGTTGAGTAGTATTTTGCCATTGTTTAGTTTCCTTGTTAACAATGACACGCAGAGTTTATAATGCGGGATGAGCGTCTAAGTCCGCATATAGTAATTATACAGGTTTAACTGTATAGGTCAACTTTATTGGCTAGCAATTAAACCAAACGGTGCCCATGCTCCTGGAGTTCCGCTTGATGTGCAGATCCAACCAACATAGCCGCCCGGTTGTGGGCCAATGTTCCAACAGATATCACCTTGTGTAAATGTGCCCTGACTAGGTATACCTACTCCGTTAGTAAACTTTTTACCACCAATATTTACATCTCCATTGACACTGAACTGTACACCGGGTTCTGGATTGTTAATATTAACGCTCAATGGCCCAAACACCTTAACCGGATTAGTCTGTACTTCCATATTGCCGATGATAGTTTGGTTACCGTAGGCTGTAATTACCGGTTGTCCTTCATAGGAAAATCCACCGGAACTATACACTGTGTTATCTACTGCTAGGGAACCAGCTGTAATTGATTTTACAACAGCAGGACCGCTGACATGCAGATCGCTTAATGTTCCTAATTTAGTCAAACTACTAATAGTAATAGATGAACCTAGTGTGCCAGAACTCAATGCTACTTCGCCGTTGATATAATACGAACGGTCTTTGTCTAGATCAAAGTTTTCTGTAGTCCACACTCGTCGAGGATGATCCATCATAACTAGTTGATGAGATACAGTACCTCCAGTCCATACTAGTCCAGTACCGAACATGCTGGATTCATCTGTTGATTTAAATTCTATGCTAGTCGGTCTGCCAGTACTGCTAGCAGATTCAATTCGATCAGCATAGATAGTACCGTAAACACGTAGCACAGCACCGTTACTTTGAGCGTTACCTATCTGCACTTCGCCCATGTTCTTGACCGTAATACGCGGAATGTTATCTGTGACAATAGCAAGATCATGACTACTGTGTGTTCCAATAGCACCTAGGCTAATTCTAGGGCTACCTATAGTAAGTTCTACATTATTATCTAAAATACTAAGTGAACTATTTGGCTCATCGGTGCCTATACCAATTCTATTAGAGTCGCTGTCGATATAGACAAAGTCTGCAAATCTACTACTACCGGATACTGCAAGTGAATTTAGTGTACCTATAGTGGTTAAGTTACTGTCGGTAATAGTTGGACCCAAACTATCCCCGGTAATCACGGGAATATTATCGATTCTATAGCTAGACCCTGCCGCTAGATCGATACTAGCATCGGTCCAAATTCTGCTACCTGCACGATATACTAGTTGTGTTTGCCCAGTACCAAAACTCCAAGTAAATCCTTTACCGTTTAATTCAGCTTCTGTGTTGTAGATCCAATTGCCTACTGAAGCTAAACTTCCGTTTTCTGTAATTAAATTCTTAACATTAAACGTGTTGGCCGTAATGGTTCCAGCAACAACTAGATTGTTATCAATTTGTACTGAGTTGATTACTTCAAGACTTCCAGAATGGATTATGCTCCCTGATGTGTATTTCAGGGCTACTTTGTCCATTATGACGGTGCCGTCTTCTGCTACATTTAATAGTTGGGCCATATTCGATTCTCTTTCAAGTATTTATCTTAAGCCCAAATTACACTAAATATCATATAAAGAGGACTTTTTATGTCAGTAGCCATTGCAGATGCTTTCCGTTATGTCGCAACAAGCGGCACAAACGCAGGGGAAGTTGACGGAACAATAACAGCACCCGGTGTCGGCGGTACACTTACAATAGTAGGCGGGTTCGGTATTACGCTTACTTCAGATACTGCAAACCGTAAAATCACCATTACAAACACTGGTAACGGTACAGGCGCACTAACAACGATTACAGCACAGAACTCAGCTGGTACTTATTACCCTGTATTCACTACAGCACCTGGAACATTTAATCCTGCTACAGGTACCTATACCAGTAGTACACTCTACTACGAAAGCACAACTACTCCGTTGAGTTATAATCCGGGAACTGGTACACTTAACGTAAACAACTTGGTGCTAGGCGCAGCCGGTACATTTTCGTTAGACGGTGTAATATCAACCGGTGTTACTGGAACAGGTAACGTAGTATTTGGAACAAGTCCTTCGCTAGTAACTCCTACATTAGGTGTTGCAACTGCTACCAGTTTGAACGGACTAACAATTACATCTAGTACAGGTACATTTACACTGACCAATCTTAAAACATTTTCAGTGCAAAACACAATCACCCTAGCTGGTACTGATTCAACAACAATTACATTGCCAAGTACAACTGGTACAGTGCCGTTGAACAATCAAACATTTTATATTGGTACAACCAGCGTGGCTATCAATCGTGCCAGTGCAAGTTTAACATTGACTGGTATTACCAGTATTGATGGCTATGCCGCGGGCATAACTGGCGGAGCAGTCGGCTATATTCCATATCAGTCAGCCGCAAATACCACATTGTTTGTGACTGGCAACACATCAACAACACCGCAATTCTTAACATCAACTGGTACTGGTAGTTCCGCTCAAGCGCCTACATTGACCAGTTCAACTGGTACAGGTAATGTAGTACTGGCAACAAGTCCATCATTGACCACTCCTTCGTTAGGTGCGGCAACTGCTACGAGTATTAATAAGATTGCATTAACCGCAGTAGCAACTGGTGCAACTATTACTGCAACTGATAACACAACAATTACATTGCCTAACTCAACCGGTACGTTAGCACTAAACAATCAAACAATGTATGTTGGTACAACTAGTTTTGCAATTAACCGTACTAGTTCTGAGCAGGCACTAACAGGCATTACAGGATTTGCATCTTCGAATGCGACCGCGGCCGCATCAACAGCAGTTAGTATTACATCTGGGACAACAACAACTTCTGGAACAACAGGTAATGTGACGTTAAGTTCTGGAACAAGTGCCGGCGTATCTGGTAACTTAAATTTAAATACAGGTACTGGGACAACATCGGGCAATATTGCTATTGACGTTGGTGTTGGATCAGGTACAAACGGAACAATTAGTATTGGTACTTCTAATGCAACGACAGTGACAGTACCAAGTGGTAAAACAAAACTAGGTAATACAACATTAACTCAAGGCGGAAGTGTAACAATTACATTCCCAACATTGGCAGGTACACTAATTGGCACCGGTGATACAGGCACAGTATCAAACACCATGTTGGCCAGTAGCTCAGTGACATTTGGTAGTACTGCGGTTTCGTTAGGTGGATCATCAACTACCTTAGCTGGACTTACCAGCATAGACGGTACTACAGGATTGACTAGTGTATTTGCTACACCAAATGGAACAGTGGCATTATTAGGAGCCGCAACTACATTAAATATTGGTGCTAGTGCAACCGCATTAACTTTAGGCTATACTAGCACCGCCGCTAGTACTAGTAACATTGCCACCGGCGCAACGGCTTCGGGTAATACCAAGGCAATTAATATTGGTACTAACGGTGCTAGTGGATCAACAACAACTATTACTATCGGTAGTGCCAATGGAACTACTACTACAGTTTACGGGCTATCGTTATCAGGACAGATTACATTACCATCGGTTATTGAAGTTGTTGCGCCGATCACTGGTGCAACTGGTACAGTTGTACACGACACATCTTCTACTAATACATTTGTACATACAAGTATTGCGGCAAACTTTACAGCAAACTTTACCAATGTACCTGCTACTGACAATAGATCAATGACATTTCAATTAGTGTTAGTACAAGGTGCTACTGCATACGTTCCAAATGCTGTACAGATTGGCGGCTCGGCACAAACTATTAATTGGGCCGGTAATGCAGTTCCGATTGGTACACCTAACAGGATTGATGTAGTTATATTTCAATTAATTAAATCAAGTACTGTTACACGTTTAATCGGCAGTTTAGGTAGCTATTAATATGCCGTATTCATCATTAGCACGTGGCAGTTTAAATCATAGACCTATCTTTGAAGGCGTCACTTATGTGGCTCAGTATAGATACACTGCGCCGGGTGCGCCTGCAACTAGTTCTACAATAACATTTAACCAACAAATTGATTGCCCTGCTGTCGGGCCTGACAGAACATTATACTTATTTGTATGTACTACTAGAAGTAGTGGCGGTGCCAGCTACAATACTCCTACGTTCAATAGTCGAACAATGACTGTTGAAATTGATAGCGGAAATACGTATGTTAAACCAATACAGTGGTACTCAATAAAATTACTAAACAGTGAATTTACAGGTACCTTTACTTGGTCAGAAAAATCAGGGGCTGGCAACATCTATTCAGCGTTTATAGCGGCGTATATAGTTCGTGGTAAACAAACCGCTAGCGCATATACTAGTTCATTTATTACATCCGGCACCTCTGGAACAATGACTCTTCAATTTACACTAAACGCCCCCGCTTATGCTAAAAGCATAGCATTAGTAGGAGTAGGTAAGGGAACTTTAGATTCAGCAGACAACACAGTATATGGATCGTCAAATGGGTTTAGTGCTATAGGTACATCTTATCCAATGACTAACTCTAATGGAATAGTAGTGGCACATGGTAGTACTGTCAATATCAATTTAACAGCTTCCCCCATAGCCGTAACTTATAATGTAATTCTTAATAATGCTACGTCTTATATAGGACTGATGGCTGGCATAGTCCTATACTAGTTAAGCTACCCGAATTAGGATAGTTTCTTCGTTAATGCGTCCATTCATTTTAGTGTCTGTAGCATTAATGTCTTCTAAGAACTTGCGTAGTTGTACTTTGCCTGCCGCTTTGAACTCTTTAAGTTTCTCTTCGGGCTTGCGTAGTGTTTTGCAAACACTAGCATTTTCGTTGAAGCCTGTGATAGTAGTGCCTTTAACACCTAACTCCATGTACTCGTTAGCCACATACTTGCCTAACTTACGAGTCTTTGTATTGTAGATCCAAAGTTCCTTAGCACCAATGATGTCTACAGGATTGATAGACACCAGCTTCATGGGCTCGTCACTCTTCTTATACTTCAACTTGGCAACAACCTTTTCTTTAGGTTGTGCTTTTTTAGCACGTGGAGCACGATTGACTTTGGCTTCTTGTGCCAACATGTCGCATGCACTCATGATCTCTTGATAGAAAGCAATCAAGTTACGTATTTGTTTTTTAGTAAGATGACTGTAGGCTTCGAGCAACTGTTCGTCTTTGCTACCACTGGCTAGTTCTTCAAGTTCTGCTAAATCTTTAGCATAAAACGTTTTGATGATTCTAGCATGTGCGGCTTTGACTTCTTTGCCTTTGAGCAAGTTCAGCATCTTAAATGCTTTCGGATCAAATGCTTCTGGGTCAGCTTGGAAGCCTTCGATAGCGTCCTCAATCTCTTCGGTCATCTTCATGGCAGTTTCACGCACCCGCTCTTGGATAGTGGGCTGGATCACCACAGGCTTGCTTGCTTCCAGCAATTTTGTTTCTTCTGGATCAACGTCATGCTTGCCTGCCGCAATAACTTTGACAATCTCTGCTCGCAACCAAGCGGCAGTGTCACGCCCTTGATTGAAGTCTGCACGATTGGCTGTCATCCCGCGATTCAAACAGCAAGCCACTGCACCCATTGTGGTGCCAACACGCGAATCTTTGACTTTCTTAAACGCTGTAATGTCTGCTTTGGTACAGCCAACCGACTCCATCCAACGAACCACAGCGGGCTTGTAAGTTTTGATATCGCTTTCCAAGCGGTAGTAGTCCATGGCCTTTTTAAAGAAGCGGTGGAATGTGTCTGCGTCCCAAGACTCACAACCTTCCCAAACTGGGCTGTGATCTTTTACAGCTCGTGTGCGATGTGCAATTACCTGCTTTTTTGTAACACGGGTTTTTGTAGCGACTTTAGCCAATTCATGCTCCTAACTAGTTAAACAATACTTATATTATAGCACCAAATTGAGTCAATGTCAAGCAATATATAACTGTGGGTATTCTGCCACAATGTGGATTCCGCCCGTTTTGTAAGCATTTTTATAAGTGTCCAAAATGCTATCTGCAGATTTTAGATCGTAAAATCGAGTATTTGGACACATACTCTTAAACTCTTCAAAGAAATTGGCCTTGTGCTGTGGTCCTGGGTCCAAGGGATCATCTGCACCTTTGGCTACTCGAATAATTATATTGGCTTGTTTGCCAGTCATTTCCTCGTACTTATCCACATGATTGATCAATTGGTTAGCCGCACAGATCAAAAAGTTCCAGCGAGGATAAAAGCTGATTACAGTTTGGCCCATAATGCTCATGCCCAAACTCATGCCCATTTGTGTTTCTTCCATTACTGGGACTTCGATCATACGATCTTTAGCAACGTTTACTAAAGTAGTACTCATTGGGTTACCTGGATAGACGATCTGTTGCCCTATGAATATAGTATTGTCTTGTTCACCTAAATAGGTCATAGCCTCAGTTAGGGCGTCTTTGTAAATTGATGTTTGTGGTTTGGTCATGGTACTGATGGCTTATTATCGTCTTTAACATCACGACCCCAGCTAATTTCCCAGCCTTGGAAGTCTGCGGCTAAACAATCAACTTTATAGTCCTTGCGCCCGCCTACTACTTCTTGTATGATGTTTTTACTAGTATTGCGAATACCGTTCAATCCGTGTGTTAATTCTAAATTATTGCCGTCTTTGATACCTCTGCGATAATTTGATTCGTTGTGCCAAATATGC